GAGATTTTCTGTGCCTGTTCTTCAGTTGGCTCTAAAAGCTCTTATGACTGTTAAACGTTCGCACGAGAAAACCCCGCGACCCTGTCGCGCTTTCCGGGCCCGCACATTGGACTATGTGCGTAAGGCCACTTGTGAATGGGCGTATGTTTTCGAACATCCGACGCCCACGGTGGAGCTTGACGGCTCTGATTGCCTGGCTTACGCCGGGTCCGTCAAGCGGCTTTTGTCCGAGTGTCCGTCGCAGGACGAAGAGGAAATTTTAGCGTGGCAGAGCATCAAGAAAGCTCTACCTGCCTCCTGCAAATGTATGGAGGGCCCTCTTCTCGAAAAAGTTGTTTCCGGGTTCAGGTCTGGTCCCGTTCAGATTCCCACTGGCTACTTGTCTTTCGTTAGACGAGAAGTTCGACGCCTCTTTCCTAGAGGTTGGTCAAAGAAGTTTTGGGAAAAGAACGTCCTCACTTGCGCCCCCGGTTTGTCTGCGACTGTCGATTCTCCGCGTGCTCACGGCGGGGTTCAGAATGATTGGAAGTTCGACCACGGTCGTTTTCTTTCCACTCTTCTTGACCCTCAGCCTCCTTATGAGCCTATGGATTCAGGCATCGGCGGTGAACTTATGGTTGTTCAGTCGGCTGGTAAACCCAGGCCACTGACCAAGTTCACCGGCGAAACGCTGCTGCTACGACCTCTCCACGATTCCATTTATGATCGCCTTCGGGCTTTCAGATGGTTAAGTGTCGGGGACGTTTGCGCAGCGAGCCTTGATCGCGCGGGGTTTCGGCGGACGGACGGAGAAGTCCTCACTTCCGGTGACTATAAGTCAGCAACCGATGGTCTTTCCATCGAGGTTGCCGAAGTGATCTTGTCTGAGATCCTCTCTTCTTCTGACGTACCTGAGCACATTCGAACCTATGCAATGAGCGCTTTGCGCCCTTACTTGTATGGCAAGAATGTTAACGGGTTACGCCCAAAGAGAGGACAGATGATGGGCTCCTACCTCTCTTTCCCACTGCTATGCCTGCAGAATCGTTTAGCCTTTCTTTGGGCTTTTCGATGGCTGCCAGATTGTGGTAGAAAGTTGCCCTGTCTTATCAACGGCGACGACATTTTGTTCCAGTCCGGCCCTAGGGCGTCTGAGGCGTGGATGAAGGTCGTTAGCGGTGATCTGGGACTTGAGGTAGAGCGGACTAAGACGTCCGTTGATGAGGCATACGGGACCCTCAATTCGACCTTGTTGCGTTGGAGCGGAGTCCACCTTCGGGTGGTTCCGACCTATCGCTGGGGTAGATTGAAGGTTCAGGAGATGCCTCATTCGTTGGCGGCCAATTTCAACAACTGGCTTGACGGGATCCGAGGATCCACCCGCTTCAGGGCGGGTATGGTTTTCTTCAAGCGTTATGCTTCACTCCTTAGGTCGACTCGTTTGACCCTTTTGGAGCTCGGCTTTCGCGGGAAGCTTGCCTATCGTCTAGCTAGGAAGTTTGGGATGGCGTCGGGGGTGAATGAGATTCCTCTTCCGTCTTTGACCTTGGGTCACAACGCAGTTCCGACTGAGTTGTGTACTGCTTGTCCGGAAGAGGAAATCTCGAGTGAGATCATTGAGGCTAATGATCGGGAAGTCGCTTCGTGGAAGTGCTCTTACCAGTATCGGTACTGGAAGGATCGTGCCGCGATAGTAG